ATCATGTGGCGATTTTCTTAGGAGATATGGTTTTACATCATTTAGCGGATAGACTATCTTGTAGAGAGCCTTACTCTGAATGGTTGTTAAAATGTACTGGTAAGAGGTATCGCTATGCTCAAGAAAGTTAAACTATATGGTGAACTAGCTGACTTTGTAGGTCACAAAGAATTTGATGCTGTTATAAACTCTACTGCTGATGCAATTAAATTTTTGTTAAGTAATTTTCCGCAGTTAGAAGGTCATATGAACGACAGACATTATCAGGTTATTGTTAACGATTACGATATTGGAGAAGAAGAATTACATCATCCTATAGGTAGTGAAGGCGTAAGTATCGTACCTGTAATTAGTGGTGCTGGCGGTAACTTTGGAAAAATATTATTAGGCGGTGCATTAATTGCTTTATCTTTTGGTGTTGGTGGATTTGGTTTTTTTAGTCCATCCTTAAAATTTGGTGCTGGTTTCGGTGCTAGTTTTGGTACTGCCAGTTTAGGGGCAAAAGCTGCATTTGGTATAGGTTCTGCGTTGGTCTTAAGTGGTGTATCCGATATGCTGTTTCCAATGCCTCAATTTAAAGAGTTTAGTAATGAAGAAGATCCACGCATTTCATTTAGTTTTTCTGGAGTGCAAAATACGGACAGGGCTGGAACTAGCATCCCTTTATGTTATGGAGAAATTGTCACTGGATCTGTAGTCATATCAGCAGGTATTGACACACAGCAAATTATTGCAGGAGAAGCATAATGTCTAAAATCATAAGAGGTTCTAAAGGTCGTCAGGCTCCAAGAGAACCAGTAAGAGCCGAAGATACTCTTAACAGTAAAGAGTTTGCAACGATTCAAGATTTATTATCTGAAGGTGAGATTGAAGGTTTTGCAACGCCATCTGAAAAAGGTATTGCTCGTAATAATGCAAATTATAATAATGCTTGTTTAGCTGATATTTTTTTAGATGACACTCCTGTCTTAAATGTAAGTCCAGACGACACTAATTTTACAACAAAATTAAATAACCTAACTGATACAGATTTTAGTTTTGAGGATGTTACTTTTATTCCTAGATTTGGAGAGGGTAATCAAAAACCAGTAGCTAATTTAGAAAATGCGAATTTACAAAAAACATCAAATACTATACTGACAAACTCTGCTGTTGTTACCACCACGTCATTTGTTGATAGTCCACCTATCACTACTGATCCAATAAAACACGCAGTAGAAGTAACAATACAATTTTTAGCATTACAAAAATTTGAAACTAATGGAGATATTTTAGGAACTGAAGTTAATTATCAAATTCAATTACAAACAAACAACGGAACTTTTACCACAATAGTAGATGAGACAATTACAGGTAGAAGTAAAGATTCATATTCAAGAGAACATACAATTAATTTACCTACTGATACTTACGGTAATGCTAATTACACCCAAGCAAAGATTAGGGTAAAAAGAATTACTGCTGATAGTGACCCAGATGTAATTCAAGATACGTTTGGTGTTTCAAGGATGGAGGAAGTCGTATATACTCCACAGTCATATCCAGACTGTGCATATTCAACTTTAAGAGTAAGTTCTGAGCAGTTTAGTTCTGTTCCACAAAGAGCATTTCGTATTCGTGGCATAAAAGTAAAGATTCCAGGTGCAGGTGCAAACAACTCTGGAACTCCTACTGTCGTTAAAAATCAAGCTGATGCAGATGCTTTAGGACTTGGTACTGTAAGTAGTTTTGGTTTTATACATTATCCAGCAGGGTATATATTTAATGGAACGATGGGAGCAGCTCAATGGTGTACTTGTCCTGCCATGATATTGCTCGATCTTTTAACGAACCAAAGATATGGATTAGGTGTTCACATATCACCAGATCAATCTACAGATGCAAAGACGTATGAAAGTATTGATTTATTTAGCTATGTGCAAGCATCAAGATATGCAAATGAAGAGGTTACACTAGAAGATGGCACAAAAGAAGCTAGGTTTGCTTGTAATGTTGCAATTCAAGGAACAGCAGAAGCATATACCTTGATTAATGAGTTGGCTGGTGTGATGAGAGCGTTTCCGATATGGCAAACAGGCTCTATAACTCTTACTCAAGATCGACCTACTGATCCTAGTTTCTTATTTAGTTTGGCAAATGTTACCGAAGCTGGTTTTTCATATTCTGGTAGCAGCTTGAAACAAAGACACTCTGTTATTTCTGTAAGGTATTTCAACATGGATAGCAGAGAAATAGATTATGAGGTTTTTGAAGATAGTGCTGCTATTGCAAAGCTTGGGATTATTAAAAAGACAGTACAAGCGTTTGGTTGTACATCAAGAACACAAGCGATTAGATTAGCAAAAGCAATACTTTTCAGTGAACAAAATGAATCAGAAATAGTTAGTTTTTCAACTTCTATAGACGCTGGAGCGATAGTTAGACCAGGAAGTGTAATTTCTATTAACGATCCAGTGCGAAGTGTTGAAAGAAGATCAGGCAGAGTAAAAAGCGTAGCAACTATAGGCGGAGTTAGTGTTATTACTGTTGATAGCAGTCAAGATTTATCTACTTTTCAAGGGTCAAATAAAACTTTAAGTGTAATGCTACCTGATGGAAAGGTAGAAACAAAAACACTTGCTCCTGGTAATAGTATTACAAATAATGTTATTACTTTAAGTTCTGCTTTATCACAAACTCCAAGTGTAAATGCAGTATGGATTTTATCTAGTTCTGGTACTGGAGGTGTAGAACCACAAACATTTAGAGTTATATCAGTAGAAGAGCAAGATGGTGTTAATTATGCAATAACAGCATTAACTTATATTCCTGGTAAATATGCAAATATTGAAGAAGGTGTGCCTTTACCTGTAAGAAATTTATCACTATTAAACCAACCAAAATCACCACCATCAGGTTTGGTTGCAGAAGAAAGAATTATTGTAAAAAACAAACTGGCAATAGTTAAATTAATTTTATCTTGGGTAGCAGTAACAGGTGTAAGTCAGTATCAAGTTCAGTACAGATTTAATAATGCCAACTGGGTAGTACAAGATGTATTTAGACCTGATTTTGAAATAGAAGGAACCGAAGCTGGAACGTACGAATTTAGAGTATTTTCGTATAACGCTGCGTTAAAAATATCAGAAACATCAACTGATTTAACATTTAATGCTGTTGGTAAAAATGCACCTCCCGGAAATGTACAAAATTTACAAATGGAACCTGTAGATGCTAAAAATGTACGATTAAAATGGGATCAAGCTGTCGATCCAGATGTTTTACATGGTGGCAGGGTGTATGTAAGACACAGTTCTGTAACTGATGGCACTGGTACTTTTAATAACGCTGTAGATCTTGTTGAAGCATTACCTGGTAATAGCACAGAACAAATCGTACCAGCTTTAGAAGGAGAGTACATCCTTCGCTTTCAAGATGACCAGGGTAACTTTAGCACTGGATCAGCAAGTGTTCTTGTAGATTTACCAGATATTTTAGATACACAAATTATATTAAGTGATGGTTCAAGACAAGATACTTTATCAAGTCCTTATAGTGGTAGAAAAGTAGAGACTAGGGTTGTAAATAATACTTTAAGACTTAGAGAAAATACTGGAATCACTCTTGGCACATATTTTTTTCAAGATGGTGCTGGGGGTTTAGGCGCAACTTTTGATTTAGGTAGAGTTTATTCTTTGGATTTAAAAAGATTTATAAAGTCTGTTGGATTTCAAGTACAACGATCACTTGAAACATTTCAACAAGCTTATGTAAATCAAACATCAAGCAGTGCTGCTGTACCAAACCCAGGTCCTTCTGGTAGAACAATACCAGCATTAACTATTGAAATTCGTGTTGGTGCTGGACATTTGTTAAGCGTAGGTGATCCTGTACAGATCATTATAGGTAGTGGTGGTAATCCTTTAGATGGTATATATACAGTTTCAGAAGTCCTCGATGCAAACTTTTTTCGAGTAACATTATCCTCTGCTGTAGGAGGTCTTCCAACATTTCTTTACACTTCTGGGTCATTTCAAAAACAAACCTTTTTAGATCAACTTATACCAGCAGGGTCTTTTTGGGACGATTATGCAACTGACGGTAATTTTGACGGTACTTCAGCAGATACAGTTAATTGTAAAATGTTAGTAGCTTCTACAGATATAGACCCTGCTTATAGCTCTCCAAATTATACTAATGGAACAAGTTTTAGTTATGTTCAAGATGATGGTAGCGAGGATGGTACTACGCCTGGAACTGTCATTACTGCTACTTCAACAGGTCATGGTCTCAAAGTTGGTGATAATATTAGGGCAAGTTTTGGAACATCAAATAATACAAATACCTTTTATACAGTTCAAACAGTGCCAGATGCAAATAAATTCACTTTAACTTCTAATGGTACTCAGGCTATAAGTAACACCACTAATAATGCTTTTTTAAAATTTACAAAATTTGCTGCACTTTCTAATGGTACTTTTAA